CAGATATTTCTTCAGGAACTGCTGATAATTATCTAGATCTTGGAAGATATAACGTTCGTTGGGATGATGTGTTTGCAACAAATGGAACGATTCAAACTTCTGATCAAAATGAAAAACAAGACTTTGAAGCACTATCCGACGCAGAAACGAGAGTGGCCGTTGCAGCAAAAGGACTTTTGAAGAAGTTTAGATGGAAATCAGCAGTTGAAAAGAAAGGAGATGATGCACGAACTCACTTTGGAATAATCGCACAAGATCTGAAAGCGGCTTTTGAAGCGGAAGGATTGGATGCAAGTAAATACGGAATGTTTACAAGCAATACTTGGTTTGAAAACGGACAAGAACATACAAGAATGGGTATAAGATACAGTGAGCTACTTGCATTCATAATTTCAGCAATTTAATAACCGAGGACTAACTCCTCACAATTCTCAGAAGGAGAAATAAAATGGCAATAACTTATACATGGGAAATTACTTCCCTAAAAACAAAAACAGAGGGTAGCAATGCAGATGCTGTAGTGCAAACCTACTGGAAAAAAACAGGAACTGATGATGCGGGGAATGTAGGCTCTTTCAGTGGAGCAACTCCTTTAACTTCAGCAAGTGTATCATCTTTTAAAGCTTTTGCAGATTTAACAGAAGCAAATGTGCTAGACTGGATAAAAGCAATAGTTGTAGATGATTATGAAGTGCATGTAAATGCACAAATTCAAAAACAAATTGACGAGATTGTAACCCCCGTCACAGAAAAAGATATGCCTTGGGCATAAAGGAGAACTAAAATGGCGGTAACTTGGAAAGTAATTCAAACCGAAAGAGAAACAACAAATGATGGCATTACAGTATGTCATTGGACAGCAACAGACTCAGAAACAGTAGGCTCAGGAGATTCAGCAGTAGTACATACAGGAAATAGCTATGGATCTTGTGGCTTTACTCCCGATCATACCGATGGAGGTTTTACAGCTTATGCTTCTGTAACTGAAGCAAATGCAGTAGCATGGTGCAAAGCATCTATGGGTGCTGATGAAGTCACTCGTGTAGAAACTTCTGTCGCAGCTCAGATTACTGAGTCAAAGACACCAACAAGCTCATCGGGCGTGCCTTGGTAAGGCAATAAAAAAGGGACTTTACAGTCCCTTTTTTGTTTTATACAACTTCACCTTCTTCAGGAGCTTCTTCAGGCTCTGGGTTCTCCAGTTCCTGTTGTAGTAATCCTGTAAAGCCTTGAATACCTACTTCAATTTGGTCAAGACGAGCACGAGTTTGATTTGCTTGTGCCTGCATGTCTTGTACCTGTGATACTAGATACTTTGCTTTGTCAGTGATTTCATCTACTTTGTACTCTTTATCGTTCATAGTGATGGTTTGTACTTCGTTTTCAGTTACTTCAGTCATTATAATGTCCTTTATACAATTTCACAGGCTCCGCCTACACAGGCGAGTTCTTGTGATCCGGTTGTGTTATCTTCTTTTTCAAACTGAGAGAGCTCTTCCCAGTTTACGTTTTGTGGCATAGCCGCCACTAGCTCATTGTATTGATTTTCATCAATATCTTCATAAGGGGCTTGTTGATATACGTGGTCACTTGTCGGTAATAGACTAATTCCCGAACACATATCAAAGTTGTCCCAAATCCATTGTGCAACCTGTAAATACTCATTATCAGTATAGTATACAGTTACACTTGGTTTATGTTCACACCAGTGATCCTGATAAGTTTTCCATAAACCTAATTGTTGCATTGCTCCTACTTCTTTCACACAAGTACTTGACTCAGGTGATTTTACAGGGAAACTAAATACTACGGACGAAGCAGACATCACGTCTTGTTCTACTGGGAATCCTGCTTTTTCCATGTAGAGTGCAAGCGGATCTTTTTTGTCCGAACGTACTCTCCGAATGTAATGCTTAGAGAAACGAGGATGAATCCCGGAAGCACTATCAACGAGCTGAGACACAGTACCACTAGGCTTAACACATGTAATAGCTGCAGACTGTGCAATACCAAGTTTTTCAGCCCACTCTTTATTTGTTTCAACTGACACCTCTCTCATTTCGTTTAACCACTGCTCTAATTGCGGACTCTCATGTCCTAGAACAGCATGATCCATAATTCCCGTAAGACTTACTCCAAGCAATGCCTCTTCTTCTGTGTTACGCTTCCAGCGCACTCGCAGATACCTAAAGTCGGTAAGAGTTGCTTGTAGAGTACCAATAATAGTAGCAATACGAGTCTTTTTCTTTAGAGTTTCAAGAGTATCATCTGCTCGAACAACTACTTCAGATAAGTTACAAAACTCATTACTTCGTAGAATAATCTCAGAACAAGGGTTTGTACCGAAGTCCTGATCTGGATCTCTACGACCGTTACGAGCTGCAATCTTCTGTGCGGCTATACGACTAAACAGTCCTCTTTCTCCTGCTTTACTTTCATACAAGTTACGCATTTCGTTAAGGTATGCTTCAAAATCAGGCTTCTCAGTATATGCTACCGAGTTGTTTGCTAGGCGACGTTGACCTTGATCAACCCACCACTGTCCTGATTTAGCTTTTGACATACGTTGATCTGAAAGATTTGAAAGACTGATCAATGCCGATCTTCGTACTCCTCCAACAACTACAATGTCAGCTACTTTACATACTACATCGTGACACTCAATACTTGTAAGTTTACGACCTGCTGCTTTTTGAAATACTCCTGTACAAAAATGGAATAAATCAATCAAAGGCTCGGGTCCACTTGCTCTACCACCGAAAGTTTTAAGTCTAGCTCCAGCTGGACGTACTCGGCTCATGTCCCACTGAGGTAATTTACCTGCATAAAGCATAGCAATTAACTCACGGAAAGCACTTGCCCATCCTAGCTTACTGTCACTTACTACAATAGTAGAACTTGTTTTGTGGAATGTTTCTGCTACTTCAGGTAGTTTGTTAATAAAATTACGTTCTACACTGAAACCTACTCCAGTTCCACACATCAATACATACATGAGCTCATCGAATGCTCGTGGATGATCAATGTGTAAATAACTACAGTTAAAGCCTGCTACGTTATCACGATTCAACGCTTCTCCTGCTGTCATCATACATCTCATAGAGGGCATTACCTCTAGCGCATGAATTGCATCATATATTTCTTGTCCTTCATCGTCTGTCAACTGCTCTCTTTCCTTGAAAAAGTCAACATATCTATGACATGTCTCTTTCCATGTCTCTCTACGACCTTCACTCTCTAGCCATCTGGCATAACGGCTTTTGTGAATAAAACTTTGGTATTGGTCCATTAGCCCATTCTCTCCTGTATATCAGACAAATTGTCTGCTCCGATTGCATCATCGCAATATGTTATTAAATCCATCAATTCGTAGTTCTTTAGCAAAACCTCGGCATTCTGGTTCAGTTCTTGAATATACTTATACTTACCGTCTATAGGTATATTATCGTATATATTCATTGCATCGCCGTAATCTCGTATAAGCTGTTCTGCTCGCTTCGGGCCTATGCCATTAATTCCTGGTACGTTATCTCCTTTATCGCCTGTAAGACATTTGAAAGAAATATATTCTTCAGGTGATACGTTGTAGTGTTCGTTCCAGTTGTTTATTGTTACTTCTTTTCTCGTAACGTAAGAAAATCTACTTACTCCCTGTTGTATCAAGAGGTCCCAATCTCGGTCACTTGATACTAGCCATATCTCATCTAAACCATACTGTTTCTTTTGCTTTACAAGATGGGCGGCAAGATCATCCGCCTCTACACCCTTAAAACGAAGAACAGCAAACTCTTCTGATAATAGCTCTAAAGTTTCTTCATACTCTTCAAAGAAGTCAATAAATGCTTGCTTCTCTGCCTCTGTTTGTTCAGCATACTTATCTTTTCGATTCTGTTTGTACTCTGGCAGTATATCCTTTCTATAGCTAGAAGATCCCCAATCTGCTGTAATGATTATATTACCACAATTGTAAGAATTTGCTAAAGATTTTACTGTCTCTACATACTGGTCACGAAAATCTGTTCTGCCCTGATGTTTCCAGCGAAAAGCTAAGTTTAGTGCGTCTACGATTAGAGTTGTGCCTTCGGCACCTCCAATACGTTCATTAAAATTAAAAGCCACTTATAAACTCCACTTTCTCACTTGCTAACCAATCGTCTGCAAGTATAACGTAGCAATTTAAGAAGCGAATATACAGATACTCATCTGTGTTTTCTGGCTTCATCTCTGTCACTACAAATACTTTAGATCGATCATATTTAAAAAATAGCAAAGGCTTTTGATCGCCTCCTGCCGCTTGTATTACAACTTTCTTCCACCAACGAATAAGATTATTTGTCTTTGGTTGTGTGAATATTTTATCCGTCAATGGTGAATCTTTGTAATTCTTCACCTCTATACAATAAAAGTTTCTCTGATTGGGGACATATAAGTCCCCTTTCAGATATTCAAGAGCACCCGAGGCAGGCACTCTTTCGAATTTCAGTCCGGTAGCTTCTCGAAGCATATCACGTACTAGATACTCGCCTCTCGCTCCCTTCGCTCTTGAGTCTACCATATTCTTCCTCACTCTTGCCGCAGCAACTGCAACGGCTTCCTTTATTAACGCTTATTACTAGATAACCACAATTATGTCTCCAATAGTTTTGTGTAAGTTCTGCACCGCTTACTACATTCCACCATTGCCTTCTCCTACCCGCTCCCATCTACTTCTCCAAAGTGCTGATGTTTCCATCCTTAACGACTTCGATTTTCTCGAGTAGAGGGTGCGACCATCCATGAGAAACAATATAAGTATTCATATCTTCCCTCAGTAGAACTTCTACTAGCTTTTCTCTTCCTTGATCATCGAGTACGTTGGTTACTTCGTCTAAGAACAATATATTGATTTTAGACTTTGAAATACTACTCATTAGCTTACGAATTGCTATGAGAGTAGCGGTGTTTACTCTTGCCAATTCTCCAGAAGAGAGAGCTAGAATGTCTACTACATTACCATTATCAGTAATTTGTACATTAAGTTTATCATTTGAAACAACAAATTCAAGAGTAAATCGACCATCAGACAATTCGGCCAAGTACTCATTTGCCATCTCTTCCAGTTCTCCAACTAGATTTTCTATCTTATATGCAAGCAAACCGTTTGTGCTAAAGGACTTCTTTAATATGTCCAACTCTGATTCGAGCTTTTGGTTGCCTGCTAATTTACCATCGTATTCGTCTTGTTGTTCGACAAACTCTGCTGTCTGCTCTTGAATAACTTGAATACGAGTGTTTAGCTTTGTTCGTCTTTCATTCTCTGCCGCATTATCTGCGAGGTCTCTTTTTGCCTTCTGTAGTTTACCTTGAAGATCCTGTAGCTCATCGTCAAGCTGGTACTTATCCAATATATTTCGTGGTAAACTTTGATCGAAAGATCGTAACAAATCTTCCCAATCCTTCTGCGCTTTGACGTTTCGCTCAAACTCTGCATTGTTCTCTTTAATCTGTATAATTCGAGGTTTAATCTCACTTACTCTCTCCAAGGCTTCTTCGTGCTTTCTGCGTTCCACATCAATCATAGCCTTCTCTGCCGAGACATCGATAGGTTGCTTACATGTGGGACAAATTTCTTTTAATTCTTCTAACTTTTTAAGGGTTCGTTGAGCACCCGTAGCGAGTGCTTGCACTGAACCTAGCTCTGCTTGTAGCTCATCATAAGACTCATAGTCTCTTATGACTGAGTTCTGTATCTCTGCAATATCTATTTGATCGAGCAGTGCTTTGTATTGATTATTTGTAGTAATTTTTTTATTTTTTTCGGAGATATTTTCAATCTCTGCCATCAAAGAACTTAAAGCCTTCTCATCATCAGATGTATCAATTTCTAAATCCAACATGGGCAGTATGGTTATATCACTCAATTTATTTGTTTCTAACCATTTTTCTACTGTTGCTAACTTCCCTGCTATCGTAGCAGACGTATTCGATACCTCTCTGGAAGCACTTTTAAATATATCAAATAACTCGACATACTTTTCAAGGTGTAACAAGTCTATGAGAAACTTCTTACGGTTTGCATCTGTAGCGGTTAAAAACTGCAAACTCGCATTTGTATTTTGATATACTAGTTGCGAGAATGTTTTAAAGTCAACTCCAAGAACTTCCTGAATATTCTTATATGTATTCGTAGCCGTATGGCTAGATATATCTATGCTATTCTTTTCGAGTTTTACTTTTATACTTGTCTTTCTATTGACAGTAATTTCATACCTATCTTCATCTTTCGTAAAAGAGAGATAGATGTTGTAACCATCATTCACATAACGATTGGGAATGTCTGCTTTTTTGATACCTTTTGAGTTTTTATTGTACAATGCTTCTTCTATGATTAATGGGATGGAAGACTTCCCCATCCCATTAGTACCAAGGATCTGTGTAACAGTATTGTCGTTTAATTGTAACTCATTACCAGCACCATAACTAAAGCAGTTATCCCATTTCAACGTTTGTAGTGTAATCATTGTATGTTCCTATGATGTCTGGTATTTTATCAGGGTTTATTTCGAGTATATAAGTTAGATACTCTATTAACTCTTCTTGTATCGTCATCTCTTTGTCCATAATAAGAGATGCTTCTGACTTTCGTTTTACTACTTTCTTGTCGAGAAGTTCTGAGTTCTTCACTCCTGCCAAGTCTTGTATATCCCCTTCTACCTCGTAGATCGTGTGATCAAACTCGGTTGGAAGCATTTCTTCACTACTTGTTACCGTCTTTCGAAGTAACTGTGGTAAACGAAACTCTTCCCACATCCAGCTCCAGTCATTCTCATTAATCAGTATGTACCCTGTCTTTACTAGATTTCTATGGAATGAAGTAGTCATTGGACTACCTGGGTATACAATATTTCTTTGTGTATTGCTATGAGAGTGTAAGTCTCCTGCAAATACAATCGGGAAGTCTTCAAACATATCTAAGTTGACTTCCGGTTTTACGTGTGGCGGTATCTCTCCTCTGACGTGCGTGAACAAAGGCTGTGCCGTATTAAAATGTTCGATTGCACCTTTTCTGTGTAAATCTGCATACGGTAAGATACCATATCCAAGATCATGATCAACGTATGAGATATCTACTACATTGATGAGAGGATTAATATCCCGTGAAACCTGTTTGAGCTGAGTAAAGAAAGTTTTATTTTTCTTTGTAGCTTCATGGTTTCCATCAAATATAATAGTAGGAATCTTTACTCCTCGAATAAACGAGAAGTAAAGCTCCAACTCTTCCATATTCGGCAGACGATCAAAGAGATCTCCACCGATTATGTGCATATCACACTCTTTCTCTAGTTCATAAACTTGCTCAAAGAACATTTTATAACGGTTTGTAGCCCACTTTACTGGTACATTTTTCTGCCCCAGCTTGATGTGCCAGTCTGCCGTGAAGAGAATCATCCTACATTGAACTCCGCATCTAAGGCTTCGTCATCAGTTTCGTCACCGTGGTTACGAACTCTGTCAAGCAACTCTTTTTGAGCGTCTGGAGTTGGACGAGACATAACATCATCCATAGATTTTAAATCAGCAATGATTGCCAACTCTCCGTCTTCCAAAGCTCTAGGCTTGCATTTCAGTGCTTGTAGCTGATATTCTACATTGTAAGGAAGTGGCCCAGTCTTTACTCGCTTGAAACAAATGTCCCAGCCAGTATTCAGGTCAGTAGGATCTCCAAGATCTTCTGCGGCAGTAATAATTTGCTCCCACAACTTCTTCTTTAGATTTACTACTTTAACTTCTCCGTTATCAATGCACTGAGTAGCATAGCTCCAGCCACATTTTAGGTCAGGATAGTACTCTCGTACCCAATCCTTCTCTGAGTTATTAAATCTCTCAGAATTTCTATCAAAAGATAGACATTCCATAGGGATATTTTTGCCATTCTCACCTTGAATCCAGTAGACATAGCGAGCTAAGATGTCGCCAACGATACGCATTTTGTTATCGCCGTCTTTGTATTGAAAGGTAGTGATGGATGATTTTTGGGCTCCGCCCGTTTGCTTATTAAATGATAGTGCCATTAGTGTATAGTCTCCAGTGTGACTTCTTCATA